GCTGCCCTCCAGCAGCCCCAGGACTTTGATTACCAAACCCAGGAAATATGCCTAACCCACAAAATTCAGAAATTTCAAATCCTAAAGGGGAAGAATTTGTTGGTGGGCTTGCCATACTAAACTGATGATCATGCGGGGTTTAAGTCAATCACAGGTAAAGCTACAGAACCGTTGGCTGTTCCTAACAATTTTGTCCCGTCAGCACCCATGGTTTTAGCATAGAAGTCATCGGAATAGGCTGTAACTTCAAAGGTTACCGAAGGATACGTGAAATGCGTAGCAGCGGCATAGTCAGTTATATTTATATCTGTCCCATCAAAGTCGCTAGAGAATATCTGCTCGCCAATAGTGAGTCCTAAAGTATTGCGTTGCCTGCCGTCTTCTTTATCAAACTGAGCTTTTGGACCAAATGGTATGAACTTTTCATTACCCCCTCTAACATCAGGCTCGGGTAAACAGAAACCCACAAAGTCTTGAGCCTGATCTCTTTGTAGCCAGGGGCATGCCGCCTCATTATTTGCGAAACCGTCATTATTGCCAAAGTTATGATTTAAGATAGGCCAAGCAACATTGATAATAAAATATGTTTTAGCTTTAGTTATCCAAATACCACCATGGTGAGCGGGCTCTTGAGGTGGGTTACCGGGTCTAAACACGTTGAACGATTGAGAGGCAATAGGACAGCAGTTTAAGTAGTTAACATTTACGTGATAAAAGTTATTGTTGTTATTAGCTAACTGAATTTTTTTAGAGACATAAGCTATTTGCTGATATTTTCTAGATGTTATTGACGTTATCTCCTCTCCAAATTGCTTCGGTTCATACCTAGTCATGTTGTTAGGAGGTCCACCTCCTAAAATACCAGGAGTAGAATCATTAACATCATCAGGGTTCTCAGTGGGCCTACCAGGACCTGTCTGGCGCTTCCAAGGAACCATGCCCGCTGCTTTGGGGTTACCGTGAGCTACGATCATAGCATGGTTTAAATTGATGCAGTCAGTCGGTCTGTTATCGTTAAGGGCTCTCTGCGTATGCCAAGTAGCTTTATCCCATGCTGGAAATGCTCCGATCGATCCTCTAGGATATCCAAACTCATCTTCTATATTTGAAATTATAGTATTATACTCTTCGTTACGGTGGTCATACTGGCGAACTAAAGCACCCTCAGCCCCGAACCTAAATCCTCCTGTGATGACTCCTGCCGCTACAACGCGAGGACCACCCCCGCCGCCACCGGGTGGTGGTGGATCCGAGGGGTCTTGTCCCTCAGAGGGTAGCCTGTTACGCAAATCGGTATAAATTTCATTCTTAACTTTCTCTAGGTGAGCTTCAGTTACAACCGGGTTAGCAATAGAAACTTGAGGTGTCGCAGCCGCAATACCTGCTCTTTCGTTATATGCAAGTTCAGCGGTTCTAAAGAAAGGTCGAATGTCGATAATGTCGCTGTTATCAACAAGGTTTGCAAGCTCACCACTACGACGAGTAACCCTTACGTAAGCAATAGGGAGAATACTCTGACCTATTAGAGGATAAGCCGTTGACTCCAAGTTCTCTGCTAATACAGGAGCAAGGTTCATAAGGTCATCGGGAGAAGGGAACGAACCTCTAATAACTCCGGCAGATGTAACAAACCCATTATTAGCATCAGAGTTTTGGTCACCAGGGTGAGCAAGCATCAACGGAACTCCATCTAAACTTAATTGAACTCTATCATCGGATGAATCATCGTTGGATGCGGTCTGTCTGGAAATGCCAATACCTGCACCCTTAACAACGCCCAAAGCAGGCTCAGTTAAAACGGTGGGTTGCCCATTCTCATCAAATCTAGGAATGTGAGTTCTGGACTCATCCACAGCTTTGCTGTAGATAAACACTAAGTCTATGCGTTCATTGTTTGGTAATGTAACTCTGGTGCCGTTTGAATCTATAAAGAAAAAATCGTCATTGTTAGGCTCAAAGTCTGGAACAGTTATTTCAAGCTCCTCAGGAACGTCAACAATTGATGTGCGAGTAACGCCTCTCCATCTTTTAATGAACGCTGATTCCAATCTACCCATGGCGCCTGCGCTTTCATCACCAAATACATTTTTTAAAAGTTTTAAATCAACACTGGCAGAATCAGTGGTATGCTTTAAAATACTTCCTATAAAGTTGGGGTATAAAGGTCTGTCATCCGGTGAGGTAAACTCGCTGTCTAACTCTCTGTAGTCAGCGTCTGTTACGTTCATGACATCAGGCAATGGCCCAGATACATCCTCGTCTGCAATGGGAAACACGAAGGATCTCTCAGCTAAACCATTCATGTTTAGTGCATCGCCATTGATACCATCCTGAAATTGTTGAAGAACATTTTGAAGATCAGCGGTGTTTACAGTTCCGACGCTGTATTCATTGTCTGGGGAAATTACATCGTTTTCAACCGTGTTAGTAAAACCGGCAATCTGCACAATAACTTGAAGAGGTGTAATATCAAAAGCGTTGTTAATCCTGGCGCTGTATTTACCGGGCTTAACTCTAACTTGACGATCATTTCCTGTGGCAAAAGGTTTTAATTCAGAGAAGCCTGATCTGTCTATCTCTATTTCTTTCTTATTGTTTTGTTTGGTAATAATTCCGTCAACTTGATCTTTAAGAAAGTTTGAGCTTTCTTCTAGTTGCTTGATGGGAATATTATCAACTTCAAAGTAGTAGGGGTCATTAGCTTTGTAGTGCCTGACCGGACTTACAAAAGAGAAATTGGTGTCATAATATGTAACTTCGTTAGCCATTAGTTATCCTTAGTGAGATCAAAGTTGTTAACTGATAATAGTCCCAGTCCATATGGTAAATCTGTTCTAGGAGATTCTCCCCCAAGCCTGTCAGTTGGTAAGAATATCTCTACAACTCTTCCAAGACCTGACTTGCCAACAGAATTGTGTTTAGCGTTGGCAAAAGCGTTTGCAGCCGATTCATCTAATGATGCCAAAATTGTATCTGGATTGGTCATCATTGCTGATGCATAATAAAAACCGCTAGCGACGACTTTATCAGGTGTCGCATCACCCGCAGTTGTAGCTGACAAGTTCAGTATTGAGGTATGTATAGAACTGGGATGAGGGAATCCTTCGGTAGATACATGATCTGGTATAGTAGCCCCAGAAAAATTATAACCTTGAGAAAAGATTTGATGAATGATTCCACTTAAATCTGTTCCAACATTATTTCTCATTGACCTAGCCACAGGATTGACCGAGAAGAATAATCTAAAGGGTCCAAAATTCTCAAATTCAGATTTACCTAAAAGGTGTTGATTACTTTCATCTCTGCCATAGTAGTCTAACAACGAGAGAGAGCTAGTGTCGGGTGTAGAGCTAGGAGCACCCGAGACATCACCCCAGGTCCCTGAAGGTCCAAAGTAACCTGAATCAAAGGGGTGAACCCCAGAGATCGACAGGTATGAAGCCTTAAGGTTAGAAGTGTCTGCAATATTCCAGATGTGTAGCCTACTACATTTTGCTCCAGGAAGAGGATCAGACCCCTGATAATCGTAAGCGTATCCCGAAGTGTTAGCCCATCCACAAGGGAAGTGAACGTTCAAGAGATTAACTCTACTATCATCAACCGCTCTAACACTCATACCCCCTGTTGTAATGGCAGATACAGTTCCCAATATTGATTGAGCATACTTATAGTTAGTAGCCGATGGAGTGTCTGTTGAAAACTTATATCTATTTTCGCTACCTACTGTTGGTATGCCCGCTGGATTTTCCCAGACCCCGTCAGCGCCATCGTCGAAGTTGGCATTAGGATATAGTTGCATCCAACCGTTACTAACACAAATAGCTTGAGCATCAGTTAAGTTATAATTGTAATGATCAAAATTTTGTGCAGAGCAGTGAGGGCTACCTTGCCACTTATCCTTCCAGTAGCCTAAGTCTTTTATATTTATACTAGACTTTCTATTAGCTACCAGAGAGGCTCTAGTGGAGTGCAATTCAACCATAGTGTGATTACTTCCGTCTGTAGATAAGTTGAAGGAAGACACCATTAGATCACCGTTTTGATCCCTATGAGGTCCGAAGTCAATTAATGAGTAATCTTCAGCTAGAGCATCAACACCCAACCTCATAGCTGCGGTGGGTCCTTGAAGATATATCGCAGACTGCTTACCGGCGTAAAGCCCCGCAAGCTTTAGTTGATACTCTCTAGTGGTAGGACCTATGAAAACATTAGCACCCTTAGAAGAACCTCTACAGGTTATGCTAGAGTTACGGGTAGCTTTAATCATTGCGCCATAGGTTGTTTGAACATCCACTAGATCAGCATCCGTCCCAATATTCGTTCTATCAATGTGAGCATGCACTAAATCTAATTTAGAGTTGTTAGTGGCTTCAATAGAGGGGAGCAGTGTCGATGCCTTTACAGCAGAATCTTTCATTAATCTAGGATTAGTGCATCCGAAAGCTCCGCTGGTATAAATCAACCCATATGTAGTGGGTACAGAACTAGTAAACAGTGGTTTAATAGTAGCAGAGTCGCACCTAATGTCTGATCCGTTTGATGTAAAAGCAAGTTGAGACATTTGGTAATCCTCAGGTGCCGTTGGAAGAACCAAAGAACCCTTGTAAAGATCTTTATTGTAAATAAGGTGAGAGTTTTTAAGATTCAAAGCTGTGGATTGATTCACAGTGCCTCTCAAGGAATCTACCTCAATATTTGAATTTTCGGAATCTAGTCCGAAATAGTTTCCGTCAAGATTTATACGACCACTTAATCGAAGATTACTGTTAGTTAGCTTAATACCAGACTCAGTGTTAAGCTCTGCGATTAATTGCGTGGCATCTTGCCATTGACCCGCAGTCGCTCCAGTGGAGAGTCCATCTAATTCTGTTCTTCCTCCGACTATGTCAGAGTTTACACAGTGAACACCTATGTCGTTTCGGGACACACAGTAAAGAGCCTCCATGGAGGGCGCAGGAAGTCCTGATAAAGCGTAACCATCGTAAACAGCGGACACAGATTGTCTAGACTTTTCAATATCTCGATCGTAAGTAGATTTTATATTGATAGTAGAATTTACGGCATATATACCTGCACCATAAGAAGATTGTTTTAAGTAGAAATCTCTCTTATCAGCAAATGGAACTCCCACTCTAGAGCCATCTTTGAATCCGTAGTTTCTGTATCCAACAAATCCTCTTAGAAGATTCACCTCAGAATTGTCTGCATATAGACCAGCTTGTTTACACCGGGACGCAGAGCATCTCTCAAGGTTGACTGTAGAGTTTTTTATCTCAATACCTCTCTCTGTGGTATTTTCTCCGTCTACATTGAAGTTTCTTATGAAGATCGGGCCGTTGCACTCGGTAACCTTGATGAAGTCTAATTTGTTTAGGTAAGCGAAAGCGGCAGCGGCTGTGTTACTATTATTATTGGCTTGAGTACCATCGCCCCAGTTTATTTCAGTTTTATTCAGTTGATTTAACGTGCTAACATCAAAGGAATTCATATTGTCTACACCCGTTCTATTTGCAGGTATAACATCAAAGGCACTGAATGCGAAGGATGAAGCCGCAGCATACGATGCAGCAGCCAAGTTCCAAGGAGCTATGTCGCTGCCAATAGCGGCAGTAAGTCTGTTATTTTGCTTACCTAATACCTTACGAGAAAACACATATGATTTTACTGTGTTGCCTCCTGGATTTGTTGTACCATAGCGAGCATCTGTCCAACGATTTACCGCAGAAGATATGTATTGACCATTTACAAACATCTGAGCGGATTGCATATCGTATGATAAACTGGGTGCCGAAGCTCCACCCTGTAAAGCCTCCATCGCACTAACTATGGGAGTTACCGAAGATGCAATTTTGTAATCAGAATAATTGGTAAGATACTCCTGAGCAGTCATCCCATTTCCACTAGTGTCTAAGGCTCCAGCGAACGCACTATTCCTGTTAATAATTTCTAACGAACCATCAGGACCGAAAGCCTTATTGGAAATATGTAAACCACCAAGGTCTCCGAAACTTGCCACCTCAACTAGGATTGGATAATTAATAACTTCAGGTAAAGCGTTTATACATCCGCTTAATGTAGTGAAGTAAAGAGGATTGCAGGAAGATGTTGCATCAGCAGAAACAATAAACGACATGCCTGTTAATGCAGATGTCGGATGCCCTAGTTTTTCCCAGAGAAGCTGAGTTCTTTCATCTAAATCATGAAGAGGCAGGTTGTCTTGCTCAAAATTGTAAAAAGAACTAGCATCATACTTTGTAACATTATCAGTCCAACAGACTAATAAATCGTTAGTTCCGCCCTCTACGTATACATCACTTGGGTTTAACATATTATCCGAATGAAATTGTCCACCTGAACACTAAACCGAAGTCTGATGTTTTTCTAATGGAACTAAAGTATCTATAAGCTGCCAGTATCGATGTTTCGGTCGCACTCGCTTTTGGATTCTTAATGAATAATCCAATTTCGTTTAAAGGAATCTCAGAATTACCTGTTCTGCTTAAATTGTTGCAGGAGTCCTCATCTATGAATATTGTGAATCTAACCGTCTTATCGTCCACCTTCGTAACTTTGGTAAACGGAATTTTAGCATAGATTTCTTCGTCAGTACCGGCTACGTTGTCCGCCCAACGGAATCCAGAAACAACGGATAGGTTGCTATCAGCCGTTCCAAGATACTCTTCAAAAGTATTTAAGGCCCCCGATAAGCTGTTAGTAGAACTAACTTGCAGCCCCTCCTGACCGCTTACACCTAGCTGAAACCTGTCTATCTGATAATCAGTTATTGATTCGGAACCTATCCTAGCATACAGGTGTGAGAGTGCCCATCCAAATCCAGAGACGATAACATTATCCTCATCGTAGACAAGCTCTTCCTCACCGTTTGCGACTTTGTGAATGGATAAATGGCCGCGAACACCAAGTTGACTTAACAGTGATTTATTCATTTTATTTGAAACTAAATATTAAATTGATTGTGGGGCCACCATTAGTAAACGCATTAACTCCAAGACCTCCGTTTTCGATCAGAATTTTGTATCCTGATAGGTCGTTGGGATCTGCACCCGGTGGAGAAGTATCGTTATCTCTGTGAAACAAAGGATTATCTATGAAAGTAACTTTGTTGACTAGTTTATATTTTCTAATATTATTTAGAGCATTCCAATCATAAGGAGGTAATAATCCAGAATTAAGCATCTGCTTCATATCCAAACAATAAACTCCAATATGCTTGATACCTCCAAACCCTGCCAACGTAGCGGCATCTCCTCCACTGACCACTACTGAAAGTTGTAGTTCAGCACTGGCAGGATGGCCCGGTTCTGCTGAAACTAAAACGGCCCCACCAGATAAAGCGTTTTTAATATCGCTTTCACTTACGATTGCACTGGGATTTATGGTTAAGTAACCATCCTTGTCCATCAATGCACTTGTGTTAAAAAAGCTTGTGAAAGATCCAGAGAAATTTTGAAAAGATCCTGACGGAGAAACGTTATAGAAGATATAATCAGAACTAGACGAGGGTGCAAACCCTCCAACCTTGTTCCAAACCGAGCTAAATAAAGGATCAATTGCAGCGTTAGGATAATGACCTAAATCGGGAAGCGCACTGAAATGCTCATGATCTGATAAGTTTAGACTTTTGGTTGATTTTCTTTCTAGTCTGGTGTCTAAGACTGAAGGATCTTCAGGCCAAGACACGTATGTTGCAGAAAAATCTGCGTAAGTTGTCTGATTAACGTAAGAGCTAGTGGTTGAAATAAAATGAAGGGCAGAGGCATTTCTATTGAAAACTCCAAAGTACCCTTGATCATAGGAGCTTGCCCCTCCACTTCCTGTAGTAGCAAAAGAAGTTTCACTTATACTACTAATAGCGTGAGAGTGAAATCCATCAAATCCTTGAGCATCCTTACCAAAAGTTACCGCTTGGAAAGTGTAGTTTGAAGCGTCAAGTATGGCGCTAGCAGCAGGCAAATAAACTAACGCCGGATTCACGGTTAGCGCATCAGTTAATACCTCTCCAAAACCTTGAGTAAACATTTTTATACTTGCTTTATAGTAAACTTATCTATAACCGAAGTGGGGAAAATAGAAGCACCTAAGGTTATCATGATCCCATCGTAACGGTAATCAATTCTAGAACCTCCCTTAGATTCCATTATAGTCTCAGTTTTGTTTGAATCTCTGCTTGCATATCCAACTGCTGCATTTTTACCAGATAAGTTATTGAAATGTTTAAAGACATCGAATAGATCTTGTTTATCTAAAGTGACTCTAAACTCGTCGCATTTATCTTTAAGATAAGTTAGATCACATAAGGGATTTTGAAGCGTACCTGCCTCAAATATTTGTGAGAGTTTATTCATGGTCATGTCTTGCACTGTCAGTTTATCTAAAAGCATAAACTCGTCTGGTTGAGCGCCAGGGAGCATAAAAGCCTCTATGACATAATTTTGATTAAGTCTGTGTAGCTGATCAAAAGTGTTTGATGACGGGTGTGTAGCTAATGCTTGATATTCTCTTGGAACTCTAAGCTCTCTATTTCTTGTGTTAAATTCAATTTCAAAACTATCAATAGAAGAAGCACCTAGCCCTAACACTGGAGATCTTCTATTAATGACATCATCCAAACATTCAAAAGTAGAAGAAGCGGTCTGCGTATCATTAGCTCTACTGGGCGTAAATCTAACATGAGCGTACTCAGATAGCATATCCGCTCTGGTGATAAGTTGATCATGTTGAACCCAAGAGCCTTCGGGAGTGAAGCTCCACATTTTACCTCCCTCTGGCTTTGTATGTATCCAAACACCTACTGATCGACCACCAACAGTTAATCCAGAATCTCTACTGACAATAGTTCTTAAATTTATCTTATAATCGTGTTCCGGTGATAAGAAATTATTGGATATGGGGTGGTCTGCATCTGCCTCATATTTGGAGATATCAAATCTCAATCTCGTAGCAGCACCTATCCCAGACCTCATTAAAACCAATGTCTTATCAAACAGGAAGGGATCTTCATAAGATTTTCTCTCAGTCCCAGGAACTCTAATTACAGAGAAGGAACTATCATCCTGCGTTCCTGATGTAAGAACCAACTCGACACCATCCAAAATACCAGAGGAAACACGTTCAAAAGTATCAAGATACATGTCGTCATCTGCACTAGCTAGGAAAGACCCAGTGCCTGTAAACTCAGTATCTGTAACAGTGAACTTGAATGGATCGTCCAATCGAGTGGATATGCTACTTTCATTTATTCCGAATTTATCAAAATTGTGATTGTATAACAACGGACCATAGGTATGAGAGAATATATTAGCCCCGTCTAAGTTCTGAACATCATTGCTTAGTCTGTGATTTTTGAAATTATCTTGATATATATGAAATAGTCTGTGTAAGTCTCTACCGAACTTAAAGTTATAGTAATCACTTACTGAGGCAGGGAAAGTATAACCATCCACATTTGCATTAGTGGCGCTGGTTACGAAGGATGTAACGTCTCCGTTTACCAAAGCTTCAACTCTAGCTATCTCCTGAAGATGATCAATTCTTTCAGCTTCAGTGGTAGCTAAAGACAATGCTGAGAATAGATCATTTAAGTAAGAGTTGAAAAAAGCTATGTTATCTTGAATGTCTACTTGGGCTCTAACATTTTTTCTATTCTCACCAATTCTATGCATGGCTGCGTAGATCCCCGGCAGTTGACCCCTGTCAACCGTCCTATCTTTGTTTGATTTAAAAGTTCCTGAAGCTCCTCTGATGTTTAAAGTGTTGCTAACTGGATATTGAAAATATTCATTTTGAGAGTTTAAATTCTCACATTGATGCCAAATATCGGGAAGGTTTATATGACTGCTCACTGAAGCGTAAGTCATTGAACTTGGAATTAAGCCTAATGGTATGCCGCTTATCTGCGTAGTTCCTGAGGCCATGTCAAAGTCTACAGGCATGTTAAAGCCAGTCCTGTCATAATACCCATTGAAGGGCATAACTTTCTCATAAGATTTTCTCCTGGCAGTATTCCTAGGGAAAGGCCCTGAAACCACGAAGGACCGGGGATTAGCCAGAGACTGAGTAGCCGCCCTATCTAGTGTTTGACCCTCAGGATTTATCCCTCTTTTGAATGTGTTGAAGTGAATGCCGGATGTTATAATATTCTGACCAGCAGCCACATCTAACTCCTCCCTATCAATGTATAGTAATGGAAGAGCACTGCCTGACTCAAAACTAAACGTGTCAGGTGGTCCTGAAACTTCAAGACTTATTAAAGGAATAGAGTGTGCAGGAGCAACCTTAGCAACTGATTTAGATACGAAGGTTAAAGCATCCTGGCTATCAACATCATCTAAATCTTTCTTCGTGAAATCAAACTCGGAGGCGCTTAAAACTAATTTAAAGTGCGAGGATTTACCAGACCACAAAGAGGCATAATCAAATCTATTATCATTTAGATTTAATATTAGATTTTCTAAGTTAGGAGGAGAATTATACCCAGATGTAAAAATCAACCACGATCCCAGCTTAGGCTCATCATCCTTAGCCATGGCATTATCATGGATATATCCACTAACCTGTGTGGCAAAGTTCTGACTACATCCAAAACATACTAGCCTATCAGCTATAAATGTGAGCATGTCAGGAGTAAGCTCCGTGTTCACATAGTAGGGATACTCCTCAAACGGAGGAATTTCATAATCTCTGCCCCGATAGTTGTATAGTTGAAGTTGTTGAGTAATAGCCGAAAATCTTTCTTGAAATTCAATATAAATTTCTAATAGAATTCTGTCTACAGCCAGTCTAATATTCTCATCCATACTAGCTGTAGAGTATCCCTTGACATTCATATCCTGAGCTTTATCGGATGTCCAAGTATCAAAGCTCTTAAATGTGGGAGACTCCGTGGCTAGAGCGTAGTAGATTAAGAAAGGAACATAAGATTCCCACAGTTCGGTTAAACGACCTTCAATGGGGAATTTATTTTTAGGGAAAACTGTCTCAACAGTTTTCTGAACTGCTTTTTTAGTACCTACTGCTTTATAGACTGGAATTGCGCTTCTGAGTTGTAATCTCCACCTGTTGGGATCACTGCCAAATAAGTCCCATCCAATCAACTGAGCCAGCAATGGAAGATATTCATCAGGGCAATCATCTAAATCGTAAAGAGTTGAGATCTCTTCAGTATCATTGTTGATATCAAAAGCTAAAAATGATAAAGCTCTAATCAATCGGGCGAAAGGACCACTCTCAGTTTTTTCGGTAGACTTTAAAGTGCTGTCTAAGAATGTTTCAAATTTATCTCTTACTTTAAAATCAGAACTATCGGCAAACAAGGGTGAATATAAAACATCAACCCATGTTTGTAATTTTTCGAGTTGCTGGATACCACTTAAATCAGATCTTGAACCACTAGCAAAATAGGCACTGGGGTAGTACTGTTGTAGGTTATTTCTCCAAACAAACTCAGAAAGCCCTTTAATGCCATCATTAGTTTTTATAGGAACACCATTGTATAAGCTACTAGTAATTAAGCCTTTAACATATGCAGATCCATCATACGTGTCGGTGGGGAATCCCGATGTATTAAGTAAGTAAAGCCATGATAGATTATTTATTAAGTAATCCTGCACCTCACCAGTGCCCCCAATCTCACTAAAAGCACTAGCCTCATTCGCACTTGCATTAAGACGTATGGCAGGTATTAGAGTTGACTCTAAAAAACCTTCAAGATCTGTGGCCTCTGGGAAGTCAGTAAACTTTGTGTCGAAGTATGATAGTATGCTGTCTTCAAATTTCTTGGTTGTAATATTGGTCAGATTATTCTGTTTTACAAAAAATACAGAAGCTCCTGAAATGTTACCTAGACTACTGTAAACAGTAGAGTGTGAGTTAGCACTTACAGGGATGATAGAACTAAAGTTGTCAGCTATATCAATATGAGAATTTATAACAACGTCATCTAAATTGAAATCTTTAGGTGTGGTAGCTAAATCATCCTCATACAGGTAACCCGGTAGTATAAATTTCAACGCTTCAAAATAATTTCTTTTGAAGAATTCTGGGTTCCTAAGATAAGTCTTGCCTGACATTAGATGTAATCCGTTCTTATGACTAAGTTATTTAATTGAATAATTTCATTAAAGCCCACGCTTATTCTGGAGTCTACGTTATCTATCGTGGCAAAGCGTATATCCGTAACGTCCTCAAGTAAATTCTTAATAACATCCTGAGGTACAAAGGGTTCAGCAAAATCAGTATTGTCTATGTTCATATAGTTTTCCAATGAAAATCTAGCTCTGCTTACAATGCTGCTTTCCTCTCTTCTAAGATTTTCATCCAAAGTTATTGTAACAAACAAGTCTAAAGTTCTTATAAGCCCGTCAACAACAACCACCTCATCCGTCAACATTTTCTTGTCTTCTAAAGATTCAAGTAGTTGACGCTTATATTCTTGTGTGCCCTTTCTAAGAGTTCTATTAGAAGCCCGCTCAAGTATAAATAGGTCAATAATATTAGCAGATGAGAAGGCTCTCCTTACGGACGCCGTTGCCTTGCCCGTTGATCCAAAGCTAGAGGAGAACGCATTCGCATGAGCTTTGTAGTCATCAAGCGTAACTAGTCTGTTTTGGCTTCTAAATACAGAAGGTGCATATCTCTTAGCCTGTGCTACACTTTCCGCGTCCCTACCGCCTGTCGCAACACTTATATTTTCTACTGTTGCAGGGACTTGTGTATCGCTTGAATCATCGGTTATTTCAATAGTAGTTTGAGTGTTTAGAGCCCCATTGCTTAAATTACCTCTGGTACCGCCACCCACCCTGTAGGTGACTGTATAGTTGTCCCCCAACGCAGGTGAAATACCTAAAGTATCATCGCCAAATAGTATGGAGGCTTTAAACTGCTCATCGGTTGAAATTTCAAAAACTTTATCGGTATTACCAGAGGCAAAGTATACATTCTCCTCTTCTTTATAAACTCCTGCGGTAGGATCGCTACCTTCTACGAACACTTGAGCACTTCTCTCCACGTAGGGTGACTCTGTTAGCTGAATTGTCTTAACCGCGTCAGGGCTTGCAAAGGTACCTGTCTCCCGAACTAACGACCCCTCTAATAAAACAGCGTCTTCAATGGCGACAGTGGCTCCAGGAGATGCGACCGTAATATCAAATTCTAGATCTTCAGATGGGGTCGTGAGGTCTACAGTTCCGTCTGTATTTACTTTGTAGATAGTAAACGACAAAGACCCACCGTCCTCAGGAGAAGTTACCGATATGACCCTATTGCTAGCCCTGACAATAGCTTTATTTGGAGACAGAACTGGCGCTATTGGGGTGAAAGTTAATCTTGCGTTTGCGGCGGCAGATATCGGACCTTTCATCCGAATACCTATCAACTCAAGAAGTCTCTTGACACTGTCTCGACTTCTGGCAGTCCCCAAGAAGTTCTCGTTAGCTAGATAATCTGATTTATTAGATTGAATGTGACCGACTGCTGCCATCAACTCTACCAAAAGAACTCCAAAGTCGGAGCCTTCAAAATTGTTGTAATCTAACGGGAAGTTAGCCTTTACATACTTTATAAGGTTAGCTCTGATGCTCTCAAAGTCTGATGCCGAGAAGTCGATTAACTTCTGCTTATTATCCAACTCAGATGGGATATTTTTTAAAAAATCAGACTGAACTGTCCCTGAGAAGGCTACCATTAAATTCTAACTCCAATATTAAACGCTGTTGACACTGCATCTCTGACCGAGCAGAACAAGTTAACCTTAAGCTCGCTATCTCTGGTCTCAAAAACTTGGAGCTTGTTTATCGATACAGTTCTAAGATATCTACGTATGGCAATAACTATCTCCTCTTTTATCATTGAAAAAAGAGTCTCGTCCAAAGGCTCCATCAAAAATCTTCTGAGGTTACAACCATAATCTGGACGCATGAATCTTTCGCCACGTTCTGTTTTAATCAATGAACGCAAATTTGCCTTTATTAGTTTGAGGTTACTAGACTTAGTAAAGTATCCTGCACTTGGCGAGACATCAATAGGGTATTGTAAACCCAACAGCTTAGGGGTCTCCAGGGTAGCTGTTTTTTGAATATTAGGAGTTTGACCAGTTCCAAACCTTGTAACACTTGTTGAGATGGGCATATTACTATATTTTTTTAATTTAAGTCACTACAATATTCTTAAAGAAGTTCTTAGTTGCTTTATAGTTATTTACTACTTCATCATCCTCAAGAGGCTTTGAATAGAATCTAGTGCATCCTAAATAACCTTTCAAACCACTTACTTTACCACCAAACTCACCTCCCATAAAGTTTCCAGCCGATAACCCGTCAGTATATCCACCGCCGAGAATCCAGGGAGTGAAATAAGTATCTAGAGAGGGACCTTCTGAATATTCAAAAGAATTATTTTGCTTTATAGAAGGAGCTTTGTAAGTGTCTTTTGCTCTCCTTGTCCCAAAAGTAGATTGGTAGCTGGAGGTGGCTAACTTGACACCGTCCAAATAAACTCTAATTTCATCTTGCTTAGGATCCAATGAGACTGAAAGGTGTGCGAACGACCTACCGCAGCTAGAAAGAGACATTCCGTTCTGCTCTTCAAAAACGGGAATAGTCATTCCATGAAGAGAGTTCTTTATGCAATCTGTTTTATTGGCAACAAATCCAGCACTTGAGGAATCGAAAGATTGCGTAGGGGCTAGAACTAAAACAAGATCGTCAACGCTGTTATCTGCATTGTCGTTGCTGGGCGGTAAGTTTGATGTGAACCTACGATCTCTGGTAAAGCCTAATATGGCTCCCCTGACAATACCCGTACCATGATCAGCGTCCATGTTGTTTATGTCAGATTGCTTGGCCTTTGAGTCAGAGATACCCACGTTCTCATTTGCCAAAATAAGCCTGTATAGTCCTAGAGTATCATTGTCATGCATGTTCCAACCTTGTGTAGTTCCGTCCAAGTTGGGCATGTGTATCCACGTCTCAAACGTTGCACCCTCTTTTCTGTATAGGAAATCTTGAAATTCTGGATTTTCAGGCAGACGCACGTAACTGCCCGTGGCGTCTATCTCGGATGACCCCTCTTTCGGGAAAGAAACACCACTGAGGAATGGGATACCCAAGCCTCTGTCAAAAATGCTTGATGCAGTTCCCACCATTTGTGAGTTATACCCAATCCCTAATCTACTAGAGTTGTATACGCCAAAGTCTGTGCCTGAGGCTACATCTGTCTTAACGGATAGGTAATTGTATAGAGCTATGAGATTATCTTCAGATATGCGTGTGTTTACATGCAATGTGGGCGCAGACGGATCTAAGGGATTACTAATGGTTTCACCCTTAGCAACATTTGCTAAAAGTATGTGGTCCAACACAACAGCTTCACTAGTTTTAATTCTCTCACTAAACTTAGTTTCGATGGGTAGAACCACACCCGTAACATCAGCCTGATCAAGAACTATCTTTCTTTGGTTTTCAATATCAACTAAGAAATTAGAGCCTGCTAAATAAGAGAAATCATTAACAGGTATATTGCCTGGATCAAATTGAGGTCCCTTACCTAAAAATACGGGAACCTTAACCGCTAATTCAATTTGCTTTTTACGTTTATCAATCTTATCTTGGAAATGAGATGTTTCTGAAATCATGACCTGTCGCATGTTATCAATGATTGCGATTGAAGATCCATCCTCAATAGCTTCATTAATAGTGGTAGAAACATCAAAAACTTTCCTATCTTTCTGACCTTCTAAACTTTGAAGGAGATTGTCTTGATCGTAAAACTTTTGAAGATCTCTGGAGTTGTCTAGAATGCTAGGATCTAAAATGTTATTGAAATAGTATTTAAGGTCTTTGCTTGTAGTTGGAACACCCCTACCCCCCAAACTAGGATCAAACTCCAACTTCCATAGATCTGTGTTTTCAAAACCGTCAGGGTTTATCTCAAGCTGCTCACTTCTATTTTCAAGCTCCAATAATGCTGGTATAATTCCACTGACCTGCGAATCATAGTAAAGTCCGTCAACAGAAAGAACAAACTTACCAGTCCTAGAAAGCGGTGGTGCTGCTCCAAGTCTAAACACAGATTCTATTGCTGCATCTGGCTCTGGGCCGGGTTCTAATGCAGGATCCAAAGTTCTAGCTGTGACGATACCTTCAATAACCTCGACCTGAGCCCGAGCTTGATTAACAAAATCTTGTGCAACTTCGGCCTCGGCGATTAATATGCCAAACTCTGAGTTCAACATCTCTCGATATTTATCAGGATCTAACTGATTAAGTTTCTCTCTTTGCTCGGCGGCGCTTCCATTTTTAAACTCTAAGAAGTTTTTAAACTCCTCAAGACATCCCTTAATTTGATTGTACTTACTTTCAACAAGTTCAGCAGCAGCTTTAAGTTCATCTAAGATAGCCAGGAAGGCTGAGATTGCAGCAGTGATGCCCGATATTAAATCTAAACCAAACCTTGAATACTCCGAAAAGAATCCGAAGAAACCATCTCTGTTGGGAAACAATGAGATACCAAGTTTCTCTCTGATGTAGGTGTAAAGTTTTTTGATAATTGCATCAGCAAGCCTTTGACCAGCTAACATGGCCTCTCGCATAGCCAGCAGAATTGGAGTGGGCACTAAACCTAACAAATCTCCAGCTAGAGTGAGCATGCATTTTGGCACTCCAAACGAACCTGCAATGCCCGTCAGAGAACCTGGATTTTCTAAAAATGTTTTTGCGTCAAATGCCATTATTCTGCTCCTATTCCTGGGAACCCATCATTGTAATCATTTGGAAGTATTGGTAAAGTTATTACCGGGATGGGAGGTTCTATGACAGGTCTAATAGGTCTCTTAGCTCCAAACGTAACAAAATCTCCTGATCGAACTGGTGAGTTTATAGATGCCCCAACTCTGCCAGACACATCGGCGGTAAGACCCTCCACGGATGCAACTCCTCCACTTTGTAACTTTGCGGACAAACCACCCTTCACGACTGCTGTTTGAGATTCCACACTAGCTCTAGCTACAGCCTTAACATCTACGTTTGCTTGGGCATTAACTTCTACGTTTGCTGCGTTTAAGCTAATAGTACCTGCGGGAGCCTCTAAAGAGATACTGCCTGTGTAGCTTTTAAGTATTATATTACCCCTTCCTGGCGATACGGGTACGCCTCCTTTTCCTGCACCAATACCCGTATTTAAATCGGGGCCTAAAGACTCAATCTCTATATCTCCTGTGTAATTATCAACTCTTATCTTCGCAGTTTTAGTTACCAGATTAACTGCTCCAAATCTACCAGGAGACACTAGGTCAATTTCACGGTGGTTGCTTTTCACCCTAACGTTACCAGATCTAGGTGTGAATCCTGGCTCTAAAGGATTGCCTAAGGCTGTTGGAGCTTCGGTAGCAGGTGACATGATATCTTCTGGAGTCTCTGCTTTCTTAACACTCAAGTCTCTTCCTCTCTTCCTCAAAGGAAGCATAGGCCCATCAACTGGATCTAAGAAAGCGCCCAACCCATTGACACCAATAGATTTATTTTCAATAAGGAAATCTGTACCTTCCTCCACAGTTTGTCTTATGTAGCTACCCTCGCAGTATGTTTTAACTGGGCCTGTAGAGGCAATCTCAATCTCGTTAGCGGCGTTACCCTTATCGTTGGTATTTAAATCTCCATCAGAAACAACTATCTTAGCCTTGCCGTCTTCGTTCGCTATTTGAACCCCACCAGCGCCCACATTTACTTCAGAGCCTTTATCGTGAGACATGGTAATGTCATCTTGTATTCTCCTGGGTGCAAACTTCTTTTGAATCTCAATAGCTCCATTTGCTCCCCTAAACTCAAACTTAGTAGGGTTGGATGTATTCTCGTCGTATAGTGTAGAATCCACATTTTGATCCCTAAGAACTTTAACTCTAGGATTTCTCTGAGCGGGATCGATTGCATCAGGGCCAACTATGGTGGAGTGATAGTAATAAGTTGATTTACCTCTCTCATTGTTTTCATTTTTTATCAGTATTACCTGCTCTCCGTCGTCAGGTATGGCTAAAAAACCCCCTCCATTAGTTTTATAAATTGGAGAGGTATACGTAACAGGCACACCCTTGTCTCCCTCGCTAGGAACATCAGCGAGTAATTCACCTTGATGTAAGGGGTCCGTATTAGTAACAATTTGTCCAATAACTAATTTCATGATGTAAGAGACTTGAAGACTTCGCCTAATGCAAGTGTAGTTTTCCCTCCAAGGAATCCCTTCTTAACCAAGGAAAACTCGGAGTATGCGTCTGCATTATTATTTATAACATGTTTAGCTCCAACAATCTTATATTCACCATTTAGGTACGAAGGGACTAAAATACCATCAAACGCTCCACCTTTAATGTCGTTCTGAATTCCAAAGAATTTACAGGGTTTATCGATGTAGATAACTTGATTAAAAAATGGTAGAGTTTTAAGCTCTAAACCAACCACTCTCTGATAAAGACGTTTCAGAACATGCGAGTATTTCTCTGCTAGACTGTCATCATCAGAAATAGTCATAAAGGTGGGTTTTCCCCCTCCTCTAATAAAAGCAAGGTAAGACACTGTCTGTATGAATGTTATAAAGTCTTTCTTAGATTCTAAAGTAAATCCAGGAACCTTAGACAACTCTTTCACAGTAGCTTCTACCAGTTTTTTATCCTTACTTAAAAGTCTACCAATTAATAAATTCTGAACAGAGTCAATCGAGGTTGCAGCAGATTTAAAGCCAGGTAAATTTTCTATGACCCTACTAATAGCATTAATGCTTGCATCATCGTCTTTAGCTATCAGATCCGCCTGAGCTTGAAGTGAAGAAAATTGAATAGCATTCTCCATGGGCAAAGAATACATGTCAGCTACATAACCTTTAAATGAGTAACTTACGTCCTGGACATTTGCATTTGCCACGTTGTATTGAAAGAATATAGATTCATTATCAGCCTCAGTTTTAACTCCTAGATTAGTTTTGTTTACTTTACCAATCAAAGCATGATCAATTTGCTCGTTAAAACTTGAGGTGAGTCCACGCTGAAATTGTAATTCTTTAATATCTTTACGGTAACTATCCCAGTCAATAGTTTGATTTAAGTAATCAAACATTCCCTCAGGTTTAAAGGTGCCTTCATTATCATGTCCATATAAAAAATATAAAATAGCTTGAACGTCACCATATACTAATAGTGGCTGATTAATATCAGACACTATGCCATATTGTTGCATTACCTTTAAGATTCTTTTATCGCTCTCATAAACAAGCCTAAAGTCATCGACCGGTTGACCATTTGATCCAGTCTTAAGAGCCTCATAAAACGTAAATAAAGGGTCTAAGAGAGTTTTATCTTCATCTTTGTCATAATTAACTTTTCCTTTCATCCTAATTAGAGCTACCTTAGGAACGGTTCTAACGCCAAACTGTAAATCTCTCTGAAGTTTCTTCCTAGCCTCAACCCTGTTAATTCTTTGCTGTATGATTTCCGCAATCGGACCCCGCGTTCGCCTGCCGTTGAAATACTCTTTCACCTGCTCGGCGTCATAATACCCTTGTTTTAAAAGGGAATCTAAATCATTTATAGTGTTATCATATTCTTCCCTTGTCCCAAAAAAGAACTTATATGCAGGATCTTGGATAGTTGCAAAGGCCGTGTATTTTGACTGTGCGCGGCGACGCTGCAATCCGGCATAGGGGCCTGGACCCACGAACGGACCGTCGTTATCACTGAAAGTAAATCCTTCACCTCGATTAAATCCCTGATCATCTCTCTCAAGACTACTAGCTCTTACAACTACACCACTAGCTCCAGCTTTAGCACTTTGTTTATCTACAAGCTTTTTTTGTATTCCTCTTGTAACAGACTCCTTAGCTTTATCCATTTGAGTTTTAGCTTGGAAGCAAGCTGTCTCAAGAATAAGTAGTTGCTGACTAGTGGGATTTCCAAAAAGAGAGTTACCAAGGGCGAGAGCAGTTCCTCCGGGATTGATCGTATTCCCTACTCCAGGCATGTTGGTTGTAGTCCCTATCTGAATTGGGTAAACTATTGAATTTAGAATGTTATTTATTTCTGATTGGGATCTACCTCCGCCAGCAGCAATTTGAGTTATTGCTGTTTCAAATTCTCTCTTTATCTCGCTAGTAATCTCTTTTTCTAAAGCGTTTCCGGTCGCCGCGATCTGTTCTTGAGTGTCTTTAGCAGAATTAATTATTTGTGCGGCGCGACCGGATTGCGGCACTGAGGTGTCCTCACCGGTTAGGGCATCTTTTCCTTGTATATCTACTGAAGCGCCAAAAGGATTTATAATTCCTGGTATAAAAGGGTCATTAGGTTCAACAAATTGAATTTGCATGCCAAACTTATTAAACAAGGCTGCGATTTGACATTTAGTTTGAGATCTTCCTAGATAGAAATCTGAGGGCTTTGTAAGGTCTCCTGGAGGACCTACTTTTCCAAAAGTATAAAACTCATCAAAGGATACATCGCCGCCTGTCGCCTTGGACCCTGCAAAGGTCTGTCGGACTCGGTTTAGATTATTTCCAGGAAGTCGATCACGGGTATCTTTAACCGTGGTTGAATATTTATATCCAACTTTACTTAGATCCTGAGGGATGCAAGTTATAACATTAGGGGAAACTCCACCGTCCGTAGTTAAATTCTGAACGTAAGTATGAATTGTGTATCTAAGGTAATCGTTGACATCTTTATCAAGATCTTCAAGAGGAATTGGTAACGGGTTACTAGTATTGGTCGGGGTGCTTTTTTTAGACTCAGAGGCTTTAAGTTTGTTTTTAAACTGTCTGTAATCTCTAACTGTTGCAATTTTGGAGTTTATTTGAGTAAATCCTTTTGTGTCAGGAACAAAGAAAAGTTCTAGCTGACGAACTCCATCAGAATTTAAAATAATATCAGCATCTTGTAAAGTTAATCTAAAAGGACCAGCCCATTGATTTAAGTTTTCACCAACACCGAAACTCAAAAAGTATTGATTAAAACTTTGATTTAAACTTTCTAAAGTTACACCAAATGCTTGAGACACAAACTTCTTGTCTTGTGTCGATCCTTGAAATCTAGATCTTATAATATTGGATAGAGGACCCTGATTTAGTGCAAAGTATTCAATAATTTCATTGGACTCTACAAATGTCATAGACACTGTAGGGTGAACATCCCCTCCGTCAGATCTTGGAAAATTATATTCCATGGACAGAAAGGAAGTGTTCTCCAAGGGAGAAACTATAAAAGACTTGATAAGTTCATTATCTAATCTTTTAACGGATTCTGAAAATCTATTACGATAAGTATTAGCCGCGAAAAACAATTCATCGATTGCTTCAGCGGATTTAGTAAGAATCACATTTGGAGTAAAGGACCTTGTCATTTTAGAAATCTACAATTGTAATTCTATCGCCTACCCTAAGCTGCTGGAAAGGATCGGAGACATTGTTTGTCCAACAGACTAACCAGTCCAGAGTGGGTGAGCCGTAAAACAAATTAGCTATTCTGTCAGCGCGGTGCTCATAGCCAGGAGGTATAACACCAACTCTAGACGGCACACTGTCTATGTATTGTATGAACTGTTTAAAGTCAGCAGAGTTGAGAGAGCATACAGCTTTTTTATTTTTATGGACAACTTCAACATAGCCCATCTTTAAGTGATTGGAGTATCTCATTAAATCTGCACCTCATGATCACCATTGTGAGGATCCATCGTGTTATTAGAGATTACCGATTCCCACCCAGTCACATTATCTCCAGTTAACCACCTACCGGGTTCATATCTGCCAAAGTTTCCTGTCCTAGCCTCAATCAATTTCATTTTTACCTCAAGACGTTTTGGAGTTAAGGTGTGAACTTCATAGCCAGCCTCTTCAACCATACTTATATCATAGTCTTTAACGAGACACGGAACATTGTTGTACATCGTACCATGGTTAAGCCTCACAATAGGCGGTCCAAAAGTGGTATTATCAGATCTATTCATGATGGAAGATCTTACTAAGTTTATGTAAAATATTATCATGTCGATACTCTGATCAAGTCTTTCTAAAGCTTGATTAGTAGTCTCTAGCTCCAAAGACTCCAAAATGCCTGCTCCCGTAAAATCTCCTCCAAAAAAATTCAATACATCAGCCGCTGCTTCGGCAGCTACCAAGGCATCAGGCTGTCCAATCGCTGCGCCTAAAGCTTGAGCATAATGATTTCTTTCGTTTTTAGCATGAGCAAATCCTTTGCCTTTTCTTATATCAGGATCTCCAACTATATCCTCCTCTTCTAGCATGCTATCGAACTGATCAGCAAGTAGTTCTTCCCTCTCAGCAGCAAGATCTAAATTTGTAGAATCAAATTCCAACTCTTTTGTTATTTCGTCTATTCTATTTTTATTTTTTCTCAAAGTTCTTCTAAGTTTAAATAACTTTTCTTGAGATTCCTGATCATTCACAAACAAAAGAAAATTTCTTTTAAACTTATCAGATATTCCATCTTTTTGATCCATTTCAATATAATGCATCAAAGAGATATGAAAGCTGATGTCAAAAACTCTAGACTTAGCCCCAGTATGAGAAAACAATTGTCCATTCCTGCCAATGATGTCGTAATCACTTAAATTAGCAACGCCCTTTTCTCTTATCTGAGGGTTCTCTAAGAATGGTAAACAAGTTCTAAATACTCTCCCATTCGACTGAGGATACTCGAAACAAAGATTAGTTCGTTCTTGAAGCTTTCTTCTCTTTATATCAAACTTTAAATTGTTTTGAAAAAATACCATTATCAGTTATCCATTCCTCTGCTTAGCTTGTTTTGCATCAGTTATAAGCTGGGTCATTTTTTGATTTAAAATTTCAAGCCTTGCATCCATAGCACGACCATCGGCAGACATTCTGTCTTGAGCTTGAGAAGCTAAAGCAGCAACGATTCTAAAATTACTATCAATCGTGGCGGCCTCAGCCGCTCGCTTTTCACGATCTTTACGCTCTTGATCTTCTCTCTGCTTTTTGAGTTCTTCCTGAGTGGCCTTGGTGTTCTTCTGAATGGCTTGGAATATTCCAATACCTGCACCAATGCCAGCGCCAGCTAAAGCTCCCAGCGGACCAAACATCGCGCCCATAGCAGCACCCTGGCCCGCTCCTCCCAGTATATCGGTAGCGGAATCTAAGCCTCCTCCAGGTGTTGCATCAAACACATCATCGATTGCATTCGCAGCAAAAGAGGCTGCAATACCTAATCCACCAGCATGACCTCCAATTTTGGTTGCCATTCCCCCTATACCACCTTTCTTTAAAAGTCCCGCATGAAGGGATTTAGATTTTGCTGCAAACCCAGGAGATATTTTATCCAATATCTGAGTGCCCATTGCAGCGCCGCCCTGGAGTTGCATAGCCATTATAATTGCCGGAGTGATGCTAGCAACAGAGGTCTGAATCGCTGGAGCCACTTCATCAAAGAACTTGTTGGCTTTCTGACGAGCGTTGGTCATGTTCTTAAACTCTTCTTCCTGAGCTTTTTTGAACTCGTCTTGAACTTTATTGCCACTCTCCATAATTCTAGCTAATTGAAGAGAGGCTTGAAACTGTTGCTTAGACAGACCTAACTGAGCAGCAGCAACCTCAGTTCTTGCGAATGCTGGTCCTCCTGTTTGCTCAAACGTAGTAATAACTCTTTCAAAGAACGGTTTAAGACCGTCTAAGCCAACTGTGGCTCCCTCGGCAAGCTGATCTCTTACAGTGTCCAGAGACCCTAGAAACTGCTTACCTACATTACCAATGGACGGCTCAAGTAGTCTTAAGACAGTGTTTACCTGTCTTTGAGCGCCTGCTCCAGCAGCGCCTTGAAGCTCTGTGGCTAACTCACCAAAGGCTCCTACTCCACCCTCGAAAACAGAAAATGCGTCAAAGCTTTCTTGTAGATTGGCAAGTGATTCTATTAACTTCTCGTTGCTGATTAAGAACTTATCACTTACTTCCTCATTAATCTCAGCCAATCTTTGAACGCTATCAGTGTCACGACCTGTTATCGAAATTAGATTTGCGTTAAGACTGTTGAGCTTTGCAGTGCTCTGACCTGTTGCAACCATCTTTTCGGTCAGGTCAAACACGGCACCGTTATTGATATTCACACCCTTTGTGAAACCATCAACTAGTGCGGCTGCTGTTTCTGCGAATCCTGCTCTTGTTAGTTTTAGCTGAGTTGAGTTTTCGCTTACGAATTTGCCATACGAGATACCAGCAGCGGTTGCTTTTCTCTGAGACTCATCTGCCTTACTGAGAGCCTTGCTAAGATTGTTTATATTATTTGAGTTTGAGTATATAGAAGTTTTAAGTGAATTAATAGACTCTGTTTGAGTCCTGTATACCGTCGCAGTCATCTCTACAGAAGACCTTAGTTTATTAAGATCGTCTGACAACTGACGCATGGATTCCTGTATTTGATCAACCATTATTCAATTTTGTATATTGGAATTACGAAAATATTTGTCCCTGACAATTGCTGGACATTTAGTGTTCTAAACTTATCCTTTCCGGTATAACGAGATGTGAGACTTGATCCAAAACCTTTTAGATATTTGAAGTTGCTAACTACGGCTTCTACCTCATTGTCATATAATTTATTTACTATCTCCATAAAATCTTGAACACTTATCGACTCTGCTCCTACGAAATTTAAAAGAGTGTTTCTAGTGGTCCTTGAGGACCAGAGACCGTCAACTCCAGTTCTGCCTGACTGCATAATAAACCCAAATCTGTCTTGATTGTTGTAAGACAGAGACACGATATCTCCAGCCTTTACACCTAAATATGAGGTGCTGATGGGTTTAGGAGGCAAGAACCTACCATCAAGAGAGATCGCATTTAGTGCTTCAATTGTGGTAACCATGTAATATTTTTAATTTTTCAAAAAAAGATCTTTCGTTTTTGGGGTTCTGGGACTATTACTATTTATATAAATGAGCAACTTAGAACAGGACTTAGTCGAAACAATAGATTTACTTAACTTTACTTTTTCTAGTGATTTTGTAGATAAGTGGTCATTTAAATACGGAAAAAGATTACCCAGTCTATTACAGATCAGACTACTTAAGTCCTTGGACACAAGAAAACCTTTAAAGATTCAAACAATTTATAAGTTTTTAGTTATTGACTCTGGGTTTAATGAGGAAGTCATTAAATCTTTCTTAGAAGATATTGACTACGAGATCTATCGCCCTATAATTAAAGGATCGCTGAGAGACCTAAACACATGAGTGAATACGACAACAAAGAGAGCACGTTCCAGGGACTTCAAAAGCACCGCTACACAGTTCAGTGTGCAGGGGAAATGAGCCAAGGAGATGCTTGGTGCATGCTGATTTTCCTTGCTTACGTGTTTATTTACTGGCTTTTTTCTTAGCCTCTTTCTGCTCGTCAATTCGCTGGCAGACAACACTGTCAGAGTGAAATCTAGGACAAGCTTCCTGATACTCACACCAGTCGCAGAAGACATTTTCCTGAGCCCAGAACTCGTCTTTCTTCTTCTTGCGAATACGCCAAACTTTCTCTGTTTGTTGCTTCTTCCATCTGTCAATTTGGAATTTGCTAAACTTTACAGTAACAAAGTTTCCTGTGACAGGGTAGTAGTGGGCACAGAATATTTGATTGTAGGGAACGTCATATAGCTTGTGGATGGCCCATGCGTAGCCTTTTAATTGATTATCATCCATGAGAGTTTTCTTTTTCTTCTCTCTCTTAGATGTTTTGTAGTCAATGACAAGATACCCTCCGTCTCTACCTTTGATAACCCTATCTATTACTCCTATGAAGCTGATGTCGTGCTTCTCGTCTAGAGGAACGTTAACAACCTGCTCAGTGGACATGGTCTCACCCAGGTTTTGATTCCAAACTATAAAGTTCTCTAGACAAGACTTCATCCTGTCATTCTCATGGAAAGGAACTTTGTAGGTAGATCTCTCCTGTTCTGCAATCTTAAGTAGAGATTTTAGGTCTTTCTCCTTGTATCCCAGTTCAAATATCTTATGAATGAATGACCCGAAGTTCAAGGCATCCTCATTCTTCGCTCCGAATCCCGGTAACTTTAAGATATATTTCAGTCTGTATTTCCACAGGCACTGGTCTATAATATCGCTTTTAGAAGCACTAATACTATTTATAAACATGAGATCTGATTCCTTCATTAGAACATACTGTTTGAATAAGTTCCAGTCTAATTATAGACTTCAGAGCGATGATACTGAAATAGTAGTTCCTTCAATATTCATAGACAACGACTACAAGCGTCACATGTCCATCAACACCGAAACAGGTCTTTGGAGATGCTTTAAGACTGGCGAGGTCGGTAACTTTTTGAAGCTATACGCTATCCTAGAGAAATGCAGCTATCGTGAAGCTTATGAAAAGTTTGTATTTGAGGACTTCATGGCAGGATACAAGGGGCGTCGTCCCCTTGAAGAGTTTGATCCAAATGAGATTGAGTCTGACCTGGATGAGGTTGAGAACTTTAAAGCTGCGGAAGATCATTCATTTCCAAAGTCTAGAGGGGTTGATCAGTTCAAGTTCTACGTAGCTACGGGCGGTAAATACAAAGGTAGACTTATTATCCCGTTTGTAAATCGAAACGGTAAGCTTTTCTATTTTCAAGCAAGGGCATTAGGGGATGAGCAGCCTAAATATTTGAACTGTAAGAACCTCAAGAGTTCACAGGTTCTATACCCATTTGATTATGGCTCTCAGGAGCCTCTGTATATCACTGAGGGCGTTTTCGACTGCCTTAGCCTACAAGCAGTGGGTCTGAATGCAACGACCACTCTAAGCTGCTTTACGAGCCGTGAGCAGATGCTTCAACTTAGTCAGTATGTTGGACCTCTGGTGTGCGCCTTCGACAGTGATGGCCCAGGTATTACTGGCAGGAAGAAGTTCATGGACTTAGCGCATTGGCTTCGTAGAGATGATCTCTTTACCGTTGTGCCGCCCGAGCCCTTCAAAGATTGGAATGAGATCTTGATTAAGAAGGGTGTGAACTTTCTAAAAGCAGAGGCAGAGAAGATTAGTAAGCTAGATAAGCTTAACCTAACCTACCTAGCGTATGATAAAGGCCAAGTAATTTGATACTATTGTTTGATTCAGAGCATCAAACTTCAGCCTAGCAACGTAGGAGCCCGTAAGCGATCCAAGAGTGCCATCAAGCACCGATGGATGAGTCTTTAAGGCTTCTGTATCAAGTGTGAAGATAACGGTGTTTTCTGAAGTGGTGTCTACAAGGCTCGATGTCTCAGCGTAACCGGAAACAGTAACTCTCGAAGCTAAGTTCCTATCATCATTTTGTTTGTAAATCTCAATCTGAGGATCGGTCACCAATGACTGTTTGAATAGATTGGTAATGCTACGATCTATATTTGCATTCTCTAGAGTGAACTCATTTGTAAACTTGAGATCAACCTTGGAACCTAAAACAACGTGATTATTCTCAAGTCTGGTTGCAACTCTAAAGAGAAGGGGTTCCGTGACTGAGAAGAACCTATCATCTGTGAGAGTGAACTCGTTTATTACAGTGTCTAAATCAGATAATGATGTTCTCTTAACAGTCCAAACATCAATGTAATCTCCAGTGGAATCTACTCTATTGGTGATTGTAGTGTCGCCTGAAAGGTTGAAAACACCACTCGCAGTGTCAGAGTTCAACACAACCGCATACTTACCAACGTCTAACTTGTAGATACCCGAAGCATCGGTTACGTTATAATTTGAAGGGTTAAAGTCGATACTAGTTGTGTTAGCGTCGGCGCTAGGAGAGAAGTGCATTAAAACTTCTCCAGTAACAGCGGTATCAATTTCCCCGTCTGACGTTATAACAGAGCTAGGGGATTCATTGTTTGATGCAGCAAAAATAGACACACCGCTGATTGAATGAGGGTCAGTGTATTGACCATCGTTGATAAAGTATAGTATCAAGGCTGTAGGTCCGAGAACGGTGGGCCTCTCATGCCTAGTAGTTACTGGATTATCGTTGATTTTCATTTAGCCTTGCATCCTTTGAATTTCATCTGTGTAAAATTTTAAGAAAGCTAACCGCTCCCTCTTAGTCATCCCCTTAACATCATTGTAAGAAAATCCGACTTTACTTACTAATATGTAGGCTTGTTGAAGGAGATCCTCTGAGGATAAAACTTCGGTTAGCTCACCGAAAAAAAATTGACATCTAAAGGAATAGCCATTGTTTCGGTGTGTGAACACTCTGGGCATTCAAACACGAATCTAGGATCGATTCCGTATTCAGGCTTTCCAATTTCTGATATTAACTTCTTAGTGTCCAGAATATGCATTCTCTTTATTGCTTTGGATACGAATACAGGATCAGAGTTTCCGTTTATCGAGATAACGAAGCGATAAAGATTATTGTAGGAAGTGTCTACATCCTTTAAAAACACATCTTCCTTGCTCCTAGGAAACCTCACCACTGCCTTTACCTTTAGTTTGGGAAGATCAATCTCTCTAGGGTCTTGCAGATCATCAGGCACCTGATTCATATTCAAATGCTCGGACAAGACTAGCTCAGAACGAATATCGCTTTGACAGTTGGGACAAGTAATGTTGAAGTTGTAATTTTCTCCGTAGGATGCCTCTCTTACTTTCATCAGAAGAAAAATCTTATCCATGGATAAAAGCTCAGACACCTCAACTCCCTCTAGAGATTTTTCTAAGAGACTGCCTACAACGTCTTCGGTGGATCTGCTAGCTAATATTTTCTGCTCATCAAGATACGTCAAGGGTTTTACTTGAATACCTTGAAAGCCTTGATAAAATTTACCTTTTGAGGGTATGTCCAAAATTGTCATGGAATCCTCAGAATAAGATGAGAACAAATCATCTAGCTGAGAATCCCTGCTATTTTTCTCTATTATTGGTTTATTTTCTGACATATGTAACCTATTATGTGGTATAGTCTATTATAGTATATGAAAATCATACTAGGTAACTTAACATCCACTCTAGAAACCGATAATCCCGATCTTATCTTAAATTTAAGGGATAAGTATTCTTTTCCGGTTCCAGGTCACGAATACTCTCAAGCTTACAAAAATAGAAGATGGGACGGAAAGAAAAGGTATTTCTCCGGTAAAGGTAAATTCAGGACTGGCCTTTTAAATAGGATTGTTAAAGATCTTGAGCAAGTCGGTGCTAACAACATTCAATGGGAAAACAAGCCTGAACCTGAAGAGTTTTTCTTACCTGAAGTAGGTAACTTTGAATACCGGGAATACCAAGAAAGAGCCATATATCAATGTCTAAAAAGAAGACGAGCGATTGTGGACAGCCCGACAGGGTCTGGGAAAACTCTAATTATGGCGGGTTGTTTAGCTGCTTTGCAGTGGGGCGATAATCCTAAGGCTGTTGTGCTTTTTAGAGAAAAAGGTATCCTTAATCAAACTTATGAATTTTTCAAGAAATGTGGTATTAAAAACTTGGGTTACAATTCTGGGGAGGGTTACCTGCATGGACAGGTGATGTTGTCAACCGTTCAAAGTATTGAAAAGATAATTGATACACATCTTCAAGATACAGAAATTTTAATGGTTGATGAGGCTCATCAATTCTGTAAAGGGGATACAACAATAGCCGCCATAGAAAGTTTTCCTAATGCATCATATAGGCTGGCTTTTACGGCAACACCCCCTAGAGAAAGAGCAAAGGATATTAATGCTCGGATGGTTCTGGAGGGAGCGTTTGGCCCTGTTTACACTACTAGAACTGCGGAAGACCTAATCAAGGATGGATCCCTTGCAAAGCCCATTATTCAGATGGTGGACAATACTAGTATATCAGTTAGTGAAGCAGTAGAACATGATTTATCTTACATCGATATCTACGATAAATACGTAGTAAATTGCGACACTCGCAACGATAAAATTAAAACAATTGTGTCAAAGGTGTATCAATCCAACCCTAAGGCTAAGATTCTGATTCTTGTGAAGAACTTGCAGCACATTGAAAACTTACGAGATAGAATTGATAACTGCTACACTATCGAGGGTAAAGACGATATTGATAGTAGATACGATATAATCAATCAGTTTGTAAAAGATGAAAAGCCTGCTACAATCATTGGAACAAACGTCATGCAGACTGGTATCAGCATCGATGAGATCACTCATATGATTAATGCTAGAGGTCTGTCGGGTGAAGTTCCAACAGTACAAGGTTTAGGCAGAGGCATCCGTAAAGCAGAGGGTAAAGACACCATGTATTTCTATGACTTCTACGATCATGCCCCTTATCTAGAGAACCACTCTAAGCAAAGGTTACAACACTATAGAAGGTTAAATTTTGAGGTAAACAATGTCCGATTCTAATATTATTACAAAAGAAGTTCAAGTTGATACAATCAACAAAGTTACGAAAGATCAACAGAACATGATCGACGGTTGCATTGATATCCTTAAAAGTATTAAGGATGATAAAACAATCAATGAATCAACCTTAAAAAACTTAACTAGCCTAATCAGAGAACTGGACTCTTTAAGAGAACTATTCTACACACGCTTATTCAATTCGCTTAAGCGTGGTGATATGCTTTTAGGTTAGGCCGGATCAGGTATCAGTGTAACTCTAAACTGATCCACGGTAACTGTTTGCGCCGAATTAGCTTGTTGAGCCTCAAGAGATAAAGCTAATGCAGTGCTCTCATCAGCAGCAACGACATCATTTGTGATTTGACCGACGCGGTGTGTACCTGCCCAACTACCTCTACCAGCCGCCGAGCTTGAGCCTGTCGATTGTGTGAAATTAGCGGTTACTAACTGCTTATCAGTTGCCGTTTTTGATATCTGAATATGCATGGTATACACAGTCATGTCGGAAAACGTGCCCTGAGATATATTGGAATTTAGTATGTTGGTGCCGCCTATTTTAAAGTTCCATCTAAGATTTGAACCCTGTGCAAGCTGGCGACCTCTAATCCTAATATCGATGTCACCTATTGCGAGAGAGTTAGCAGGTAGAGTAAAAGATACAAGCTCTGCAAGGCTGGTAGAGTTAGACGATGCTACCGGGGCTCCAACTTCTCTATGAAGAACCATGGGGACTCCTGCACCCGTCAGGCTTGTGTAATCAGGAATATTTAGATCACCCGATAGGTTTATTTCATTTGCAGTAACACTTAAAGTGGTTGCCGATTCACCTACAAATGGAGCTAATGTATTTGCTACAATATTGGTTCCGGTTACATTTGTTGCTCCAACATTCGTAAAGCTACCAAGCGTGCCTAGAACCGAAGTCCCTCCTCTCACTGTAGGGGCTGACACTTGAGTTGTCGCAGTTACATTTGTGCCTGTTATCGAAGTACCTAATATGTTTACGCCTGTTATACTGGCCGAAGAAACGCTCGTTGTTGCTGATATGTTTACCGCACGAATGTTTAGACCATCCTCAGAATTTGGCACGATGTTTTTAGCTATGATACCAGAGGTTGAGATGTTGTTGTTAACTGTCAACTCTGTCATAGCTCTGGTACCGGCAGACAACACATACTGAGGGTGATCATCGTCACCTAGACCTGAAAGAGCTAATCCGTGGTCAATTGCTGCCGCAAGTCCAAGCGAATCGCCTTCAAAGTCATTGCCCCCTTCTCCTTTAACATTGAAAAACTGAGGAGGCGACAAAGCCTTCCACTGACCTCCCGCTCTTACTAGGGTCATACCATTTTCAACAGAGGTGTAACCTACGTCTCCAATCGTATTTAAATTATTTGCAGCAAGACCCTCATCGAAGAGTGTGGCTGAGGTAACTTTATCAGCGAACTTACCACTACCATTTGCAGTGATGATATCACCTGCGCCTGCACTACCTATATCAACTACTATATTCTTAGCGGCAATGCCATTATCAAAGAAAGTGCTTGATGTGGTTTTATTAGAAAAATTGTTAGAACCGTCAGCAGTGATAATGTCGCCCGCGTTTGGTGTAGTGCTGTTAACTACAATACCTTTTGCTGCGATTCCATTATCGAAGAGTGTGCCAGAACTTACTTTACTAGAGAAATTTGAACCACCCCCTGGGATAACTAAAATGTCTCCGGGGCTCCCTGTTTGATTAGGTATAGCAGCATTAGCAGTAGTATTAGCTGCCACACCTAAAGCAATATCGCTGTTGACTCCGGCTGCTAATTGATCTTCTCCAATAGCGTCATCAGCTATCTCAGAAGCTGTTAATTTGTTACTTTGTAAGCGAGTTTTTATTTCACCGGCTGTTTGATCTGCTGTAGCACCATTCTCTACATTCAATATTGATCTAGCTTGTGTTGGGGACAATGCCTCTACACTTCCGGTGCTTGCGGTATCTCTGCCAAGTATCGTGTCAGTTGATATGTTTTGAAATTTGTCAAAGGTAACAGCGTCGTTATCAATTTCACTCGTTCCAACTGAAGTAGTTAAGATACTTTTTGCTGCGATTCCATTATCGAAGAAAGTGCTTGATGTGGTTTTATTAGAAAAATTGTTAGAACCGTCAGCAGTGATAATGTCACCGGCAGTAGGGCTTACTGGAGGAGTATAGCCGCCACCACCGCCACCACCAGGATTAGGTAGTGTCGAAGGGCAAAACTGAGTTCCATCCCAAATTAGAGCTTGATTCCCAGTGGGAGTTGTATCACAAACATCTCCAAGATCAGCAGAACTTAGAGTGAATTGTCCCAACCCTGAAGCGACGCCATTATTGTCAGTAATGAGTCCTAATGGTATTCTTTCAAGAGCCATTTATTTTCCTATGTTTTGTATTGCTCAGGATCTTTATCTTCTTTATCTTCATCCTCGTCATCATCATCAGACTTGATGTCAGAAAGCATGTCTTCAAGCTTGGAAAGTAAGGATGTTAGATCATCTTGACTCATCTCCTCCTCTTTCTCTTCCTCCTCCTGCGGAGGCTCTGCTGGCATGTCGGAACCCATTTCATTATCGCCTTCGGGCTCTTCACTCTTCACTTCTTCAGCGGCATCCTCAGCATCCATGTTAGGCTCTTCCATTGGAACCTCAGCATCGCTATCTAACTGATCAGGGCTACCCATTGTATCTGGAGTGTCTTCCCCACCCATGTCTTCACCTTGATCCTCAATCTCATCTGCGGCTTTCTCTACAGCAGGAACGAGCATTTGTAAAACCTCTCCGATTTTACCGAGATCGTCAGCTACTTTGGAGAAGTCCATGTAATCCATGAGGCTAGCTTCATTCAGAGTATCTGCGTGTCCCGCATCTCCGAATACTCCTTCAAGGAAGGAAGCCAAGTCAATGGTTTCAGCACCATTTTTAGCTTGAAGAGAGTTTACAAACTCTGTCAATGTTTTTTCGATAAGAGAATCAGCAGGTGCATGCTTTGCAATTTGCGATATAATCTCACCTTCAGTCAGAGCCAGGGTTCTAAATGTGGGCACTTCGTCCAGCTTGCGAACGTCAATTCCGTATTTCTCGTTGAGAACGTCAAGCACATAACCCTTGATGGGCTTCTTCATTTCATAAATCTTACTAGCAAACTTACTAAGATCTTTTTTGGTTATCTTAAGCTCGTTGATCGACAAGCAGTTACCAATGAGGGATGTGATCTGCTTCTTGGTCGCTAATGCAAGGTAAGGAGCATCAGAAATGGTTTGAGCTACTTGATGTCTAATAGCATCGGTGTCATTCTCAAATATCATGGAGGCTAAATCTTGAACACTGTTGTTATCAATCCAAATGTTTTCAAAGTTTTGTTTAGCCTCTAACATTTCTTTTTGAATAAGCTCTTTTCTGCAAAGGTGCTCGTAAAGGTTTGTCTTACCAACAAATTTAACTTCAATGTCGCCCTGCTCTTGTAGTTCTTCAACCGTTCTCTTTGGAAGATCAAAACTGGTAGATACAAGGTTTACAAGCTTCATACCCGTCTTCATGCCAACAGAGTTGAGAAGTTCTTCGTTCTCTTTGAGGAATGTTACTAACTGATCTCTAATCTCTTCTACACGCTGAAACTCCTTAGAAGAGACAATTTTTGTAGATTCACCGAATCTTTCTTTCTTCTCTTGAAGTCTGTGCTTAATTCTTTCGTAAGTGAGCTTAGTCTCATACATTGAAAGAATTTTATCAAAGGACCCTTCAGCAGTCTGATAATCGTCTTCTAAGAGGTTAGATAAGACAGTCATCACTCGCTTATCAGTTGCTTCCTCGAAAGCTTTCTTATTCTCTAAGATTTCAGCATCGTCAACAGTAACCTTAGAAAGCTTTAGTGTCGGCTTGAAAGAATACTTACCGCCAATCACTGAGCCATTTTCGGTTAAATAGGTTGCTACACCATCCTCAACAGAGAACAGTTCAACATTCTCCCTAAGAGTACGAGCTAAGTAGTCTCCGATCTTCAGAAGATTACTGAACTCTTTTCCACGATTTTCAATCAGATTCGTTAACATAATAAATATACTTATTCAAAATTATTTAGAGCCGTCTTTCGGCGTTATTTTATTAAAATGATCTTTGGATTGCATATCTTCCAATATTTTAATGAGTTCATCGTCGCACCCTGATTCAATAGCCAAGGATTTCATGGATTCATAATTAAGAGATTCCTGAGCTAAAGGAGGATTCTGAGTTGGGGGTATGTTCTCTGCTCCGTCCACAGGGGCTTCACCTGGAGGTGGTGCTCCACCAGGAGGCATACCCATCATCATCTGTCCAAATACAGGATCTTTCTGATCCTGCTCAAGTCCCTTTTTGATCTCGGTAATCTCTTCCTCAGACATTTGGTAGTAGTCTCTGTAGATTTTCTCCATGGGAAAGATCCCTAAACCTTTAACAGCTTGAACAACTCTAGCCTTCTGCTCATCTGTGTCCAACATTCGCTTGAGAGCCATGTCCGAGGGAGCAGGTAACTTTATCGATAAAGAGTTTACAAGCATAGTCGGGAAACCTTTAAGCATAAGGTGCCTCTTAGCAATGGTTTCTAAACCTAGCTCAATTGCTTTTTGAATTCTGGTAATAACTCTGGCAAACTTAACATCTAACTGTGCGAGATTAGCTTTTCTGTCGGGAGCCTGATCCTTCTCAACAATGTAATCCTTTGGAATTTTCAGGGCGGCAAGCAATTTATCTCTGAAGTATTTGACATCGTCTACCTCACCAAGGTTCTCTGCACCCGGCAACGTATCAATTCGAGTTCCTGAGCCTTTACCGTTAACGGCAATGTAGAAATCCTCGTCAGCGGCAAGAGCGTTATAGTTTTCCTCTATGTTTCCTGTAGATCGGTTATAACTTTTATTCTTCTTGAACTTATCCATCTGCTTACGGATATGCATCTCAGCTTTGGAAGCAGGCAAAGAACCAGTGTCAATATAGAATATACGACGCTCAGGTGCTCTGACAAGACGATAGATGAGCATCGCATCTTCCATCATCTTAAGGCTCTTGTAAGTCACTCTCGCAGCCGCAGCTACACTCTTACCATACGGATAGTGAGTCGGATCAGAAGTATGAAGTCTAAAGTGAATTATTTGTCCTGGATCGAGATTAATCATTTGAGCTTCATCAAGATTAGCTCCCATTGAACCGTATGATCCCCAATCTCCTTTTTTAGGAACTTCTTGAAGAAATTGCTTCAAGTAACCAAACTCATCCTCAACTCTGTAAATGTAGTTGGGGTTAAGTATTTTTATCCGTTGAATTCCCCTCTTAACATTGTTAAGATCTACAATTGTTTCCAAGAAAATGTCCCCGTACTTAACTACATTTCTTGAAATATCCCAAAGATATCTGGTCATATTGACCTGATCAAACATGGCTCCTATTTCTTTTTTAACTAGCTGATCATCGGTAACCACATCCCACGGAGTGCCATCAATATTCTCCTGAGTGCAATCGTCACTGTAGATATCGAAGGCAGATGATATTTCAGGATACCCATCCATATCCTCATACTCTTTATATCTTTTCTTTCTGTCATACTCAATCTGAGGCAGAACAGGATAGTAAGATTTTTTGTGACCAAACTCTGAAGGTACTTTTATAACCTCCTTAGATTGGACTGTGTCACCCTGAAGAGGCTTTGGTAAGTCAACTCTCTTACCAGTCTCTGGATTTACATTTTTACTATCCTCATACTCTTCAACTTCTCTAGAGAAGAACTTTTTAAAGAATCTTCCTATTAAACCGTAGGGTTTGTTATACGGTTGCTGGGGATCAGCGAATTGAGTATAACCTTCGCCGCCTTCTCTTATTTTCCTATCAGCCATTTGATATTTTCTTCGGTGAGTTGACCTTTAGAGTCCTTTACTTTATATTTATAGGCGTTCTGAATAGCCAGTGGGATATAAGTGTCATCTTCTGCCTTTTGAATGAAAGCGTTGCCTCTTAAACTATTAAAAACTTTTACAGAAGCTGCGAAAGACATTATTAAGTCGTCATGACAGTTAGTGTCTGGCTTAATTCTACCTGTTTCGGGGTCAATAATAAAAGTAAGTAGCTCATTGATAAGTCTCTCAGAGTTAATTAAAACTTTACCAGATCTTATGTTATGCTCTAAATCAGCGAGTAGATTCTCCTTATTCTTCTGAGTTATCATAATGCCGATCTCTCTTTTCTCATCCATCACTAGATTTTCATACTCCAACTCTTGTTGCAGGAAATAAATTAAGTTGTTTCCAATGCCATTTCTTTCTGGGCATACAAAAGCGGTATTGTAAAGTCTTGCCTCATCTGCTATTATCTTAGCGAATTCATTGATGGGTGTTCTATTCGAGTAGAATTCGGCCACCTGTTTACCATTATAGATGTCAACAATGTGAAAAGCAGAATAATCTCGTTCTCTACCAATCGAAGGATCAGCGGCTAAAACATACTCATGATTGGGCTTAGGATCCTCCCAAACACGCATCTTATTGTTATACTTCACCCAGTAATCATTATTACAATTTTCTTTCAAATTACGAAGTATTTCACCTTCAATATATGTTTCACCTGTACCTAAAAAGCTTGCTTCATATTCTTGTAGCCATTCTTTATAGCTGTGCTTTCTTCGAGTTTGCTCTTCCCATCTGTCCACATTTATTGGTGGACTGCAAGATTCCATTTGCTCGTATAACCAATCAAAGCCTTTTTGACGCTTGTACTCAGGATGTTCTTGCCATTTAATATCGATTGGATGAAACCCGTTGTCACCCTCCAAAGCTTGAGTATACATCTTGTGAAACCAGTTACCGATACCATTAACGGTGGATAGACACACCACACGCCCGCCTGTGGACGTTGTAGGGCCTACAGCAGCCCAAATAGTATCAATGTGCTCAATGAATGCTGCCTCATCTAATATGAGCAGAGAAGCCGATATAGAGCGTCCTGACTGTTTCCCTGAAGCCTTAGATTGAATAGATGACCCGTTTTCAAAAGAGAGTGTGTGGTCGTTGTCCCTGGTAGTTTTTGGTCTCATCCAAAACGGAAGTTCTTCATACATGATTTTAATGCGGGAGATGACCTCTTTAGCCTCCGCATCGCCTTTAGACAAAATAGCAACTCTTTTGTTTTTACTGAAAATACAAAAGTGCAAAGCGTATGCGGCCATTAAAGTTGTGCAGCCAGCCTGTCTAAATTTTCTTAGTATCGTTAATCGATAATCTTGAAACTCATCAAGAATTCTAGTCTGAAAAGGATACAGTTTAAAATTTACCAAACCCCTCATAGGGTGAACAACTTTAATGTATTGATTTGTAAAATATTCACAGCTTTTAGAACATTTTTTAAATTCCTCTGTTATTTTCTCTAGGTCTTCGCTATTATGATTAGTCATGATATATTTTTCTATCTGTAGTATACAAGGTAAGCAACCTAAGTCACTAAGCAAACTTATCGATTACTGTAAATCAACAGATTATACAGACATTAAGGTTACTTACGATGCTAAGTCTATTTATGATGGGCATCAACAAAACATTGATTTCTTCAAGAGAATGAATCTTGTGGATGATGATATTATAGTTTTGTGTCACGATGACTTAGAAATTATATCTAAGCCAGATGACTTAAGACAACATTTAAATGTGGCAAGAAAGCCAAATGTAGGGTTTGTGGGACTTGCAGGTAGCTGCCACTTACCCTTAGATGGTGCATGGTGGAATGCAAGAAGAACCGGAGATGCTAGAGGTTTTGTTTTTCAAGGTGACAGTCATGAGACCATGACTCCTAATTATTTTGGAAAAAGTGGTCAAGTAGTATTCCTAGATGGCTGTTTCTTGGCTGCAACCTACAAAACTATTAAAGCTGTAGGCTTGTCCGAACCAAAGTATTTAGAAACAGGGTGGGACTTTTACGATATACATCTCACTCATAAAGCACATTTAGATGGATTTTGTAACTATGTGGTACCCATTATTGCAATGCATGAATCCCCCGGCATGATGAGAGAGGGCTGGTTCAATGCAAAGGAAAAGTTTATGAGAAAGCATGCATCAATCCTAAACTACTCTAAACTCCCAACAGAAAAAACTCACGGATTACCTTAATGGAATATTTAGTAAGCGTATTGATTTGGATCTTAGCTTGTTACGGAATGACAACAATCATCGTAACTTCTAAGCTCATGCTACCCCTTAGAGACTCTCTTAAAAGATTCTCATTTCTGCATAAACTCGTAAACTGCATGTTATGCATGGGCTTCTGGGTTGGCGTATTTTGGGGAGCACTTATGTGGGATCCCTTCTCAAGGGCAGACGCGATCTATCCGTTGAGACTCCTATTCGATGGGTGCTTTGGAGCCGCAACGACTTGGATACTATACTTGAAGATGTACCCCCTCACCTATGGCAAGTGAGGGCAGTCAACAACCAGACGCACAGTTAGTGACGGGTCTAATACCGAATTTTAATTTAAGTAACATTAGAATAGGTTAACAGGAGTAACTTTATTTTTAAGCCTAGGCCTTTCAAATGCACCACAATCAGCAGTGCCCAGTCTGGTTGAATTTGAAAGATCTTCCGAGCTTGATGTGAAGCCTAGTGCAGGACCACTAACCACATAATCTAATGCAAGATTATTAGGGTGATCAACGAGTGCGAAATTTTGTGAAGATCCGGTGTAATCTCCTAGGAAGGAAACTTCACCTACTGCTGGATCTGACCCATCTGTGTTAAAAGTGACTTCAGGACTGTGGT